GTGATGTCACCTTCGTAATCCAGAAGGTCCACGCCTGTTTCATTGCCAGTTGCGGTGACAACGTCGTTAGGCGCAAACGACAGGACGGTCAAAGTCCGTCGAGTGTTGCCGATGCTCATGATTCCTTAGTCCTCTTGCGAGTAGTGGTTTTCTTGGGAGCAGGCTCAGAAGCAGGCGCTTCTGCCTCTGCTTTGTGCTCAACAGCCTTGCCGAGACCAATCAAGGTCACGGCGTCACTATTGCTGACTTCCAAAATGGAGCCCGCTTTCGCAGGCTCCCCAGAAATCATTACTGATCTCAGGATTTCAACCTTCATCAGGTGGCGTAGCAGAAAGCACCAGGCTGCTTGACGGCAAAATCAACATCCTGCAGAGCAATGATGCGGACGGTGCCAGCGGTAGCGCCTGCATAAGGATCAACAGTCAGATCCAGACCAGACCACATGGCCATGATCAGCTGTGAGAAGTCACCAAACAATGCGTCGTTGGCGGTGAGCTGGTTAGAGACCGTTACGGGGTAACCATTGATCTCATCGTTCTCGTAAACGAATTGACCGCTGCCAGCATCTTTCTTAGTGCTCTTGAGAGCGCCACGCGCAGCTGCGTTGATGATGTAACGCAGACTGCCTGCATCAGCATTAGCTGAAGCAACATCGGTCTCCATGCCGATGTACTCCTCAAAGGTGCCGAAGCTGCTCAGAGACTGAGTGCCGATACCAGTGGTGTTGATAATGCCCAAGGGCTGGTTAGAAGAACCAGAGCCGTTCAGGCCAACACGGTCAAGCTCAAGAGCAAGGACCTTAGACAGGTCATCACGAACCATCTGCTCAACGCTGATATCAGATTGAAGCAGGAGCTTTCTGCTGAAATCGGTGAAAGCGCCACAAGTCTTAGGTGAAAGATTCACCTGCTCAATGGTTTGCTGAGATTCGGTGGGAGAAGACCCCTCGCCTACCCAGTAAGCAGAACTCGAGCCCGACTGCTTAGGAATTGAGATGTTGCCGTTGATGCCGCTCAGGGTCGTCATGCCAGCGTTAGCTAATGCAAGACGGTTGCGGAGCAACTCGATGAAGCTGCCGGACAGCAGAACATCGTCAACAAGGTTGCCGCCAGCAGTGGCAGTGCCAACGTTCAAGTCACGACGCAGCACCTCATTGGGCACCACGATGCCGTTTGAAGACCGATCGTATTTTTTGGCGCTTTCACGTCCAACTTCGATCTCGAACGCAGCAGCTTCACGAGCCTGTGCATCACCAGGGCTAGCAAGGTGATTCAGAGCACGGATGAAGCTGAAGCGCTTGACTTCTTTCTGAGAAAGACCGACATCGTTGGAAGTGACATCGGCAGAACGAATGGGTTGTTCCACTTGACGGGTTCCGAGTTTTTCAAGGAATGCAGCACGAGCCTCGTCGAGGGAGTTGTCTCCATCGATAAGCTCTTGTGCCAGATCTGCCATGCGGTGCTGAGCACCGAGAGCATTGATAGAGGCAACGCGGTCTTTTTCGGCCTTCTTGGCCTCCGACCGGATCACCTCCAGGTTGGGAGTTTGTTCTTCCATCGCAGGAGCGGGTGTAGATGCGGCGGTGACCGCGGAACGAGTTTCCTGTTTTTCAACAGGAGCTTCGTTTGTAATAGTAGTGTCTTCAGGTTGTGAAGATTCAGGCATAGCAGGCTCTTCCGATAGAAGTGAACGACCGATTCCAATTGTGGGGTCAGCCGGAATCGAAACAAGGCTCAATTCGTGAGGTGTCCAGCTAGTAGCAAGGACGCCCTCTTCGCGTTGCTCAACCTCATCGATTGAATAGCCAAACGAAATACCGCGCAAGATGCCGTCTTTAACGTCATCTAGATACTGTTTGGCGAAATCAGAACGCGAAAAGCGGATTTTTGCGTAAGCACGCTTTTTGTCTTCATCCAGATAGGCCCGCTCGACCACACCCAGAACTTTGTCAGGGTTGTGGTTGAAAAGGAACGGAGCGCCATCATTCAGGCGCATGAAGTTAGGTGCCTCGCTGTCATGGCTGAGCACTTCACTGCCGAAATACCGCGTAACTGGGTACTCAGAGCTGAAAGGAAACTCAAAAGTCCGCTCGTCGAGAGAGCGAATGTCGGTTGCCTCAGTGCGCTGCATACGCTCGCCGACAACAGAACGCTTCTCCTCTGGCTCCTCAGCCCGGATCGGCGCAATCTTTGTCAGCGTGCTGAACTTGTGCCCAACCTTCCGATCAGTCGCCTCTTTGTCGCGATAAAGAGTGATTAACGCTGCAGGGTCATCTGCAGTGCCAGTGATCGTGAATGAAGAATCAGGAACATCGATGGTTCCGTCACGCTCGATTCGATCGATACGACCCTCGGCGCGACCACCTGATGAGTTCCAGGAGACGAAGTCTCCACGCTTTAGGGCATCAGGTGCTGCCCTTTCTTGTTCCTGCTCCATAGAAGTCAAGAGTTCTTCCTCATTATTGCTAATAAGTTGTCTACCTTCTCGTGCCTTCTTGATCCGCTTCGATCGAGCGTCTGACCAAGACTTGCCAGCATCACCTCCCCACGCGGCCCAAGCCACTCTTCCGTTGCTGGGGTAGCCGTCTTCACTAGGGCTAAATCCCTTGCCCTGCTTGTCTATTTCGTGCCTTGCAAACCAAGCCGACATGGTCACCACCGTGTCTGCACTTAGCTCGTTGCCACTCAAGATCTGACTGGCTCTGGTGCGAGCAACGTCAGTGCCGCCGCCCTCACCATCAGACTTCCAATCGCGATAACGCTGAGCTTCAGTCCTCATGCCCTCGTTGGGCATAAGGTCAATTTCAACTCCGTTTACGTTTGCCATTTGTCCGCTTGCGGGTGGGCTGTGGCTCTTCTGATTCAAGCAACGAAAGCTGCATAGTCTCGTCAGTCAAGTCAAGGTCCTTGTCTAGTTTGACTCCAGCGTCAGCAGCGATTTGCTGCTCACGGGCAAGCTCAGCGACGTTGTCATCAAAATCACCGCCTGAGTAAGCGATGACTTGCTGCTTCGTCATATAGCCAGCCTGCTCAGCCTCTCGATAAGCCTTGACCTCCTTGAGCGGATCAACCCAGCTCCAACCACGCGGCATCCAGCGAGGAGACAAGTAACGCTCAGGACGCAACTCGTAGTCAGGAAAGTCGCAGTAGCCGCTAAGTACAGCAAGGTTCAGCCACTCGCGGAACACACGCATGTGCAGGTTGTCGATCAGATACTTCTGAACAACACGCCAATGCTCACGATCCTCAAGCAATGACAGCCTTGAGCTGCTGTAGTTGGTGTCGCTGAAGTCGCGAGACAACGTCTCATACGAGCAACCAAAGCCAGACGCAAAGCGCCTGACCTTGTTTTTGACAAACATCTCAAACTGTTGATCCGGAGAGTCAATGTCTGGAACAGTGATCTGCTCGCCAGGACTCAGATACTTGAACGTGCCAGGAGAGAACTCACTGATGCGTTCGCTGTTTTCTACGTCATCAGCGATCAGCTCACCTTCGTTGTTGGTGATGAAGCCCATGATGCTCGCGCCAGCACGAGCACGAATCACGGCTGCTTCTTCATAGCCCTGCAGCTGATGCGCATCCGCCATCACGCTGTGGAACCACGGCACACCTCTGTTCTGGCCTGGCCTCTCAGGCATAAACAGATGAATCACATCGTCTGCAGGCAGGAAGACGTGCTTCCTGTCAGGGACAGGATTGCCTTGAAAAAATGTATCCCCAGGGTGACGAGTCAGAATCGCGTACCGCACAGGGCGGCCCCACTCGTCAACCTCAACCCCATTGCGCCACTCGTTGCCTTTCTTGCCTGTCGCGCCGTTGTATGACTCATCCAGCAGATCACTCTCGATCATCTGCAGTGCCAGCGGCACCTTTGACTCACCAAATTGACGGCGCACAATCCTGAACAGCGCCTCACCTGACTCGCACATCGCGCCAGCAGCTAGCCACTCAAAATCATGAAAGCTGTATCGGCCTGAGCAGTCGCAAGCGTTAGGTCTCGTCCAATAAGACCATTTGGCCTCAATCTCATTGTTAATGCGGTTATCACGCTTGTTGCCGCGCAGCTGGAGCACCTGTGATTGCAGCTTGATGCCGGTGCCGATCACATTGATCTGTGTTGTCCGCTTTGCCTGCCGCGCATACGGATTGTTCCGCACCATCTCGCGGGAACGATCCCGCAACCTGCGCAGATTGCCTCGGATCTCAGCATCAGCGCTGGCTTGCGTTGACATCCAATCTGACGTCAAACGCGAAACCATCGCGCCGCTGTAAGCACGACGGAAAACTCTTGCTGCAGGCTTGCCAAACCCGAAGAAGTTCATAACGCTCGAACGAATCCCCATGATCAGTTGAACCTCACGAACATGTTGCGTGGATTGCCAAGGCCGTTGGCCATTAGCTCAGCCTGCTCTTCTCTCTTGACCTCTGCCTTTAATCGACCTTCCAGCTGGATCAAATCAGCCAAGTCGTATCGCTTCAAGTTGCGGTTGCCGATCCTGTATTCCTGAACAGCACCACCAGCAAGCAACGTCCGAATCGCTGTCTGGACAGCCTCAAGATCTTTCTGCGCTTGGGTCCGGCCATCAAACTTAAGGTTGCCAGCGCCCGTATAACTAAGGCTGGCCTCGACAGTCAAATTGCCATAGCCAAGAGTCAAACTCTCAGCACCCTTAGTGGCAATAGCTTGCCAATACCAGTCACCAGCGTCGAAATCAGCCGAATCTGTAGCGCTGATCGTGAACTCCCACCCAGTGCCGTAAACACTGCCAGTAGCGGTATGCGCCGTAGGCGTCACATTCGTTCTCAAGAAGTACTTGAGCGTCCACTCGTCACTCTTGATTTCGTTGCCGAAAACATCCGTGGAGGAGTCATCTCTCCATTTAACGGTGTCACCAGCCCGGATCTCGCTTGGGATGTTCACAAGGGCTACCAGTTTTGGACGAAATTACGGCGTTTAGGCCGTTTTTGCTGTCTTGATCCTAGCTGAGACGGCTTATTAGGCTCATTACGCCGCTCAAACTGATCCCAAATGCTCCGGCGGTCAAATTTTTGGTACATCCGGTGCAAAGCGGCATACGCATAGACCATTTCGTCCAATGCCTCGTTGGGACTCTGGCTTTTTTTCACCCATACCCGCTCTGGAAAACCATTGCGATACCTAAGCACCTGCCGCTCTGCCGTCAGCTCTTGGAAGTAGTCAGGACCAACCGTTGGATAGAAGTGAAGGTATCCAGGACCTGGATCATTGTGTTTCAGCCGCCCAAACAACAGTGACTTCACTCCATCAACACCAACAGGGAACAATTGAGCGCCATTTTTCATTGCTCGACCTTTGAAGTTGATATCAACCTTGCTTGGCTTACCCAATGGTGGCTTGCCTTTTTGGCCCATGCCTTTGATAGCGATCACGCCCATTGCTGCACGCTCTCGCGAATAGCCATACACCTCTTGTGTGTGGTGGCCACCAGAGTCAATGCAGCAAACCTCGATGTTTAGCTTGCGGCCATCTTCCGTTTCATACGGATTTTGCAAAACCTCGTCTAGTTGCTTCCACACCTCCGGCCTGGACGGTGATCCATGAAGAACCACTCGATCAACCAAATAAGCCTCTTCATCTCTTGCCCAACCCCAAACCGACAAACTCAATCTGTCGTCCTGACAGTCACAGCCGCATGTAAGCAACAAAACTTCGGCTGGTGGCATTGCTTGCTTGTATTTCTCTTCAGCAGCACGCTGCAACAGCGATTCACCGCTGATTTTGCTTGCGTACTCGTCCTCCCAGACCTCACCCAAAATCGTGTTGACCCATGTCTTCAGCTGCTCAGCATCGTGCTTCGCATCTAAAAACTCCTCAACCAAATTCGACCAGGCAGCATTAGGGCTGTAGCTATACGCCGCCCAGATGTGAAAGCCAGCGTGCTTGCCATTGAAAGGGCCGGTGCCACGCCACTCGCCACGCTCCACCATCCACCTCTTCTTGGCGTGAGGGATCATCACTCCACACTTCTCGCAGCAGTAAGACGCTGTTGAGGGATCATCGTCAAACCAGCGGATATTGGCCCACCGCAGATACTGCATGTGGCCACAGTCAGGGCATGGCACGTAGTACCTGCGCATGTCTGACTGGTTGTACATTCGCTCAATCCGACTGAAGTCCTTCACCGTCGGAGTAGACCCGGAAACAATTTTCCGGTTCCAGTAGTACTCAGTACGCCTAATGCCCAGCTTGATCTGGTCACCCTCAGATCCAGCCGAAGGCGGATAGCCGTCGACTTCGTCGAACAAGACAATCCGCCTGCTAACACGCCGGAAGCCACGCGGTGAGTTAGCTCCCACCAAACTAAGCGTCCCTCCTGGAAACTGTTTTTGCAGAATCGTGTTCGCGCCATCCTTCGCCTTCGCCTCACTCACCAAGCCCCTTAGGCATGGGGTGTCACGCAGCATCGGCGCAATCTCCTCTTTTGAATATCCCTGCGCATCCTCAATCGTCGGCTGAACCAGCATGATTGGCGCTGGATCTTGGTGGACGTGATACCCGACGACGTGGTTCAAAATCTTCGAGTAGCCGACCCTGGCTGACTTCATCACCGTCACCTGTTCAATACCAGGGTCAGTGATCGCATCCATAATCCCCTTCTGATATGGCAGCGTTCGCCATCGCCCGCCCTCCGCACTGGACTCCGCACTCAAGAAGGCATTCTCATCAGCCCACTCACTGAGGCTCAACTTTTTAGGTGGCTTGAACGCCATCAAGGCCTTCTTTTCCAGCAGCTCGATGTTGCTCATCCCTCTGCCTCCCGAGCCAAGTCCTCAAGGGTTTCGCGCACGATATCTTCTAAGCACGCCATCGCGCCTGAATCAAGATCCGGTATTCGCTGCTTTGCCTTGCTTGGCAAGCCCATGATCTTGTTTCTGGCCATAGTCACAATCTCGACCCACTTGGCCTCAACATCAGCCGCAGGCACAAGCAAGCCTTCCTTTTGTTTCCTGTCCAGCTCAAGCAACTCGGCTTTTAGGTGCTCAGTCCTAGCTCGGCTTTCGTCGTAGTCCGGTATGTACTCGGACGTTTTCGTCATACGCGGGCCGGAAGGCGGTTTTTGATATTTGTCCTCCAACTCTTCCTTGCTTACTTGTGATGCCTTCTGGTGGGCGGTAGTCTTGCGGGTTTGCGTGTTTTTCCGATAGTCCTCGGCGAGCGTGGCGGTGTCTAACCGCTTCTTACCCTTTTCGTTAAGAACTGTTTTAAGTCGGCCTTGGCTGATGGCTTGGCTGATAGCTGGTGCGGTGATGCCAAGAATTCGTGCTGCTTCGGCTTGAGTTACTAATGCCATCCGGCGATTACAGCGAAAATAAAAAATGCAATGTTTAGGCGGGCGTCAGCAACTTTTCAGTTGCTTCATAACGTGGATTGTAGATT